TACATATTATCCCAAGAATACTTCTCTTTCAAATAGTCTCGAGCATTAGGGCGCTCCTCAGGATTTTTGAAACAGTACTGAAGATGATCAGCAAAATCTTTGTAATCACAGAGGGCACCTTCACCATCATGGGGTTCTAGTTCACCGACACGAATCCATACCTTGGGTTCCACGAAGTGTGCGTAAGGACCCATAGTCTCTTTGAGTGCTGGAATACCTGTGACCACTTGGGGGTGGTTGAGGTACATATGCTCCACTGGAGTTAGACCAAAACCTTCAGCTTGGGTCGTACTCAAACCTACATCACCCGCATTATACATGTTATTCACTTCAGCATCTGTGAGGAACCCAGGTTTGGGACTGATAAATATATGATTATTCAAAACCTGATTGACGTCCATACCCCGACGCAAACATTCAGACTTCGTGGTCATCCCAATGTCAACCCCACGATCGAAATAGGACCTACAACCACAAAAGAGTTTGATACGAGGGTTCATATTCTCACGGTTCAAAAGTTCGAGAAACGCTTTGATGGTGGTTTCCCACATTTTTCGTGCAGAATTACGGTTCATATTTACCACCAGGTAATCATCTGGTTTGAAACCAGCTTTTACCTTTGCCTCCACAGGTGAAATATCGACGAATCGTTCAAAGTCAATCCCATGCACCATAGTGGTCACCTTCGAGGGATCAAACTTTAGGTCATCAACCATATGACGTGTCCAGGTATCGAGGAATGTCCAGATACGGTCGAACTTGTACTCTTTCAGGATTTCAAATGTATCGATGTTCTGCCAGGGATACATGATATCCAGGTATACATACTTCTTTGGGGGTATGTGTTCGGGTGGAATTTTGTGCATGATATCTTTCACGACATTCAAATCATGATAAATGAATAGGACATCTGGTTTCTCCTTGATGATACTCGGAAGAATCGCATCGTCGCCACAACCAGCACCAGCATTGGGGTCAAGTTCCACCGCATCCAAGAAACGAATTCTCGGGTCTACAAAACGGTCGTTAATTTCCTGACCCTTATAATTATCGAAAGCGAAGTACACCACCTCAACTCCAGGGAGAGTCACCAAATGATTCGTGAGTTTGTTGGCGACACGAGCGTACCCAGTCCCCAGACAGGGGTGGGTGGCCATAAAAAAGATTTTCATATTAGTCTAATGGCCCACCTCATCCTTAAGTATGTATGTGTGTTTGATACCATAATAAAATTGTGATGTTATACTAATAAGTTGAACAATGACAAATAGTACAACATTTCCAGGGACAGTCACTGCCAGTGGATTTACTGGTACATCCACAAATGCAACCAATGCTGTTCTGGCAACAGACGCAACCAATGCTTCTAGACCTGTTATTTTTGGTACCGCCACAACGGGTAATGTACCTTTGAAGACAGACCCGGGTCTCGTATATAATCCCAGTAGCAATAAACTGACCGCTGGTGCATTTGTCGGTGATGGTTCGGAACTCACAGGAATTTCAGCTGGGTTCGACGCCGATGTGGACATAATCAAAATTGGTAATGGGGCAGGAACAACGACTCAGGGAGCCTCCGCCATCGCCATTGGGCATGATGCGGGATCTTCAGGGACACAGGGTGAGGGCTCCGTCGCCGTGGGGCATGGAGCGGGTAAGGCGACTCAGGGAGACTACGCCATCGCCATAGGGTTCGATGCGGCTAAGGCGACTCAGGGAAACAACGGCATCGGCATTGGGTACGAAGCGGGAGGGACGTCGCAGGGAACCAACACCGTCGCCGTTGGAACCCTAGCGGGTCAGACGTCTCAGGGTGTTGACGCCGTCGCCATAGGACGCCTAGCGGGTCAGACGTCTCAGGGATCCAACGGCATCGCCATTGGGTACGATGCGGGTAAGACGTCTCAGGGATCCTACTCCGTCGCCATTGGCTTCTATGCGGGTAGAAACAACATGGGAGGCAGCAACGTCGGCATTGGGCGTGAGGCTTGTTACCAAGCGAGCACATCCTGTGTCGGCATTGGGCTCAAGGCGGGGTCCACATCAGGGCCCCAATGTGTGAACGTTGGGGCTAATACTGGCTCGGTATCTGCTGGCCAACCCCTTAGGGTTGCCGTTGGGATAAACGCAGGATATCAGAGTCATGGTCAGGGTTGTGTCGCGATCGGTGCTAACACGCAAGTGTACTCCAGCGCCGGGTACAACTTAGCCTTTGGGTCCCAGGCGGGTTATCAACAGCAACCCCATGGCTCGTGGTACGTAACCCCACAATCTATAAGATCGGGTACGGGGAGTAACTACATGCGATTCAACACTAGTACGGGTGAAGTCTCCTGGTTATCATCAGACGATCGTGTAAAAGATGACGAAACCCTTATTACAGGTGCAGTCAAGACATTGTCGAAGCTGAGACCACAAAACTACCTCAAGCGAACGAAATTAGACCCAAACGATCCAGACCAAAACTGGACTCTTGAGGCAGGTCTCATGGCACAAGAGGTATACTACAGTGTTCCAGAAATGAGACACCTGGTTTCGGTACCACCCGAAGCAGGTGATATTGATACTTTTACACCCCCCCCTAGTGATGACCCCAGCCAAGACCCAGATTACTCCATATGGGGGGATGGAATTGCAGGTGTTGATTATTTGCAGATGGTCCCTTTCCTCATCAAGGGGGTTCAGGAAATTGTCGCCGAACTCCCCCGTTCGAAAACTACAGTATCAAACACCTGGGGACAAAATATCTCCGGTCTTGTCGTGAGTGCAAACACTAACAAACACAAAACAAACACAGTTCCTATAGTAAATCTCAGTACTGTATCTATCGATAAAAGTTGGTACGGTGTTGTTTCCACTGAGAAAACCGACTCTATAGATTATGATACACTCGTGGATATCAAGGGTGACTCCCGGATTTGGGTCACGGATATGGGTGGTGCTCTCGAGTCGGGAGATCTCTTGACCACATCTAATGTAGCTCCAGGGTATACACAAAAGCAGGAGGGTGGTGCCTTAATGAATTACACAGTCGCCAAGGTGACCCAAGATTGTGACTTTACAGAACCGTTACAGATATCTATTAAGATTCCTAAAAGGGAGCTTTCAAATGTAACGTATTACATCCACGATGAATCATATTATGTTCCCTGCAAGGAGTATGAAATAAGACCATCATTCAAAACAGAAACCTCTAAAGTACCCATATACACGAGACCGGACGATGATGGTATTGGTGGTACGACTAGATACTACCAAGGTGATACGGAGATAAGTTTCGAGAAATATCAAACGCTCCCAGATGATGATAATAAGTCAGAGCACACCCGAGACGAAATTAGTGTTGAAGCGTATAATGAAATCGAGGATGATGCAAAAAAGGCTACATATTCTTTAGGTTCACGCAACCAGTGGAAAGTTATAGAATTTTCCAAATCAAAAAAGAAAATACCATGTCATGATGAGGAACGTATTATCGAAGAACTTGTGGATGTCCTCGACGAAAATGGTCAAATCGTGTGGGAAGAGACTAGCAACACGGTCCCCACATATACCCTCGTCGATCATGGAACCTACAAGGCTGCCCTTGTCAGCTGTAAACTCATTTAAAACTATGAAGACCTACACCGATTCTATCTAAGTTCCAAGTCAGTATGACTTGTACCACCATTTCTTCCAAATTGTATCCCAGTTTGTAAGTCTTCTCAGCTTAAAAATAAAGTCTCACTATATTATAAAATGTCTGGCGGTATTGCCCAACTCGTTGCTGTCGGTGCCCAGGATGTCCACCTTGTCGGTCAGCCCGAAGTAAGCTTTTTCAGGAGCACGTACAAACGTCATACAAACTTTTCCCAAACTGTCGAGCGTCAGGTCATCCAAGGCAATGTCGCGAATGGTGGTATGTCCACCGTGCGCTTCGAGCGCAAGGGTGATATGCTCGGATATGTCTATCTCGTCCCCAATGATGGGACCAAGACCATTCCTTACACTCAAGCCCAGTGGTTGACAAAAATTGCCAAGGTTGAACTCCTTGTCGGTGGTCAGGTGATTGATGAACAGGATTCCACCTACTCTACCCTGGTTGCACCCCGTCTTTCTGCGACCAGTGCTTCCAAATCACCTTCGGCTGATCTGGCCAACGGTGGTACATCCTACAGGTTCTACCCCCTCAGGTTTGCTTTCTGTGAAAACTGGCAGACCGCCATCCCTCTCATCTCCCTCCAGTACCACGATGTGGAGCTCCGTATCACTTGGGGCTCCGCGGCGGCTACTGACAAGTGGGACGTTTTCACCAACTACGCCTACCTTGACACTGAGGAACGTGAAGTGTTCGCTGGTCAGCCCCAGAACATGCTCATCACCCAGGTGCAGAAGGCGGTTGCCTCCACTTCCAAGATCCAGGAGCTCAACTTCAACCACCCCGTGAAGTACATCGCCGCTGGTAAGGCGTCCGCTTTGGAGATTCTCCATGATGACAACAAGCTCAAGCTTCAAATCAATGGTACCGATGTTGCCGATTACAAATTTGCTGATCCCAACTTCTCCACCG